GCTATGAGTATTATGATGTGCCATTAGGCAATTGGATAAAAAAGACAAAGATCTTCAATATAACAATAATGGAAAAATGGATGTTTCTTTCTAATTCCTTTTCTGTACCGAATGTTAGCGGTGAGATGAGACTAGTCTTTAAGGCAAACTTCCTTGGAGGATATTCTAGTTCTGAAGAAAACACAGTATTGTTGAATGGATTTACATTAGGCCAGTGGTCTGAAGAATTTGCTTCAACATCTTTAGGAGTTGATCCAATAGAAATTCCAGCAGGAATATTTGATGAAGTAACTTACGGCTATCCAGCACAATCATATGGATTAAAAGAAAACAATGGTTATTATCTTGTTAAAGATAATTCTCTTGTTGCTAAAAATGCTAGTGCTCCAATGGTTTATGGAACAGCAAATTGTACAGTAATAACCCCAAACGATGATAAGCCATCTTTAATTCTTCCCTCTGAAGGATTTTTAAATGACAGTGGTAAATACAGAACCTACACGATAGAGATGTGGCTTAGAATAAATTGTGATGCAACAGAGCCTAAAAAAATATTTGGAAGTTTAGTTAACAATAGCGGTTTATATGTAGATGGACCATTTTTAGTTTTAAGAATAGGTAATAAATCAGCATCACACTATGTCGGTGAGTGGACAAGGCCAATGCTGATTCATATTTTATATTTAGATAACTCTTCAAAACTTTATATAAATGGAGAAGAAGTGCTGTCGTTATCATATAAAACTTCTGATTTAGATTTTAACTCTACAAAAGAATGGCTTGGTTTTTGGTCCTATGATGATGTTTCTCCAATAGAGGTAGACTGTGTAGGAATATATCCATATAAAGTTTCTAACCTTGTAGCAAAAAGAAGATTTGTTTTTGGGCAGGGTGTTCAGGCACCAGATAACATAAATACTGCATATAGTGGACAGTCTTTGCTTATTGATTATGCTTTTGCAGATTATTCAAATAATTACGTTTATCCCGATATAGGAAATTGGAATCAAGGAATAAACGATAATCTATCTTTTGAAAAAAACTTTTTATCAACGGCAAACTACAAACTTCCAACTTGTTTAGTTAATAACTCAAATGCTAACTACAATGACTGGCTTGCTGTAAATTCAAATTTACCTCAAGAAATAGATGATGAATATTTTAAAATAAAACCAAATTCTTCTTATACTGCTCAGTTATATTTTAATGACTTAAACTTTCTACAACAACAAGTAAAAACTATTTATGGAGTATTTAAAAGAACTGCATCGTCTAATCATGATATGACATTGTTCAAACTTGTAGATCCAAACGGTAATTATTTTCATGTTCACATAGAGGCAAATAGTAACAAAGTTCTTTACTCTGTAAAATTTAATAATGTTTTAACTAGAAACATTAATCATCCATTTGCGACATTTTTAACAAGTGACGACTACGGTACTTATGTTGGATACTTAGATGGACTGATTAATCAAACTCAAATTGGTGAAAAGTTTTATGCTGGATTCAATATAGAAAATGTTATTAATTGGTTTGGTGGTCCAGTAGCGTCCGTACTTGGAAATATATCACAATGCAAACTTTATATTGGAAACAACGAAGATAGTTCTGGCTGGTTTGAAGGGCACATTTATAAGATTGCATTATGCAATGCAAGAAACCATTCCTTAATATCTCCAGCATTTGGATCAGATGGTTTACCAGCAGATTATCAGGCCTACACTGGTGGAAATTACAACCAAGAATTTTGGAATGCTTATGCAGATAGTGCCGAGTACAATCAAGAGTTATGGCAATATGTTCTTGACGGGGGAACTCCAGGTGCAATGCTTTTTGATAAAATTTTAGATCATACAGCAAGTTACACGCTAGTTCCTTCTAGATATTTTGATGATTATCAATTAGATATTGATTCTTGCGGTTATTGGGAAGACTATCAACCACTTACATATTACGCTCAATTTGTAGAGGATGAAGATGGAGATAAGTCTTATGACTTAGACTTTTTGCAATTTAACATTAATTATCCAGCACCTTCTAAATTTTTTGAAATAGAAACTGATCCAACAGAATGGAGTTATGCACAACTATATAATAAATTTAATTATCCAAAGAAAAGAACCTATGAGTCTTTAGATAATTTTTTGTTTACTGGTTATAGAGATTATGAAGATCTGCAATACAACCAAACCAGAACATATAAATATGACACTACAGATGCTCTCGTAAGATCTTTCATAAGTTTTCAATACATAAAGGCAGGAGCAACGCAGGGAAGTTCTTTCTTTACAAACATTGAGCCAGCAGCAAAAGAGGGTACAGTAGAACCTGGTAGCAATTGGGTAAATACTAAATATGAGGTTATTGATAATATGATTATCTATCCTCCATCTAATGTAGACTTTAATAAATTATCTATGGTTACTCATTTAGAAGTTAAAGTAAAAAATATTTTAAGGAATAAAGTTAAAGTTAAAAAACTAGAATATTGTTCTCAATCTTTTAATAGTTCCAATAATCCAATAGGCACAAGCCCTTTTATCAAAATGTATCCATACAAAAAATCTGGAATTTATTATAACTACAAAGGTAAAAATCCGTATAGCATTTATAAACGAAGTTCGCCTTATTTATACCTAACAAGAACTAGCGGAGTACAACTAAGAGGAAAATATGATCCACTAATTAATAGAGGACTACTTATTCCAATTAACGAAAATCAAACAAATAATTTTGATAAGATCATTGCCATGCAGACTGCATTACGTTTTGATGAAGACTATTTCCCATATGCACCTACTCAAATTTTTGAAATAGAAGCCAAAAATTCTTATATAAGATTTTATATAGTTGCAAATGATCAGACTGGTAAAAGAGGAAGAATTTATGGAGTTAATGTTCTAACTGGAAGAATTGAAAACGATATAGCATTCTACCTAAACGGTAAAGTTGTAAGAGAGCCAGTTTTAACAATTAAACAGTGGGCGTTTTTAGGTATATCGTTTTCTAACTTGCTAGATATTTCTGGCACATATGGATCTATTAAGTTAAATGGACCTATGCTATTTAATAATATTTCTTATTATCAGTCTACCAACCTACAGGAAGTTCAAAAGGTATCAACAAGGCCTTGGTTTAGGGTTAAGCGTTCTGGACCTTTAACCTTAGACTGGGAATATTGGGTACCAGAGTTTTTCCTATGGGAAGGAGTTTTAGTTCAATCCTCAACAAGTTATTATGGCGTAGACCCAGAAGACGTTTATAAGAGTTATGCTGGAACAAATAAAATAACAACGGGTACAGACAAGATTCTTGGTATTGGTCAGTGCGAATATAATATATATCAGAATGTACTCTGGCAACAAACAACCTCATCAGCAGTATAATATGGTATACTGGTGGTTATGAAAAGAAAGATTCCTGGCCAAATTGGCAAAACAAAAATCAAGGCAATCGACAAAATGTACGATTGGGGAATCTACGTATGGAAAAAACAAAATGGGAAATGGTTTACAGATGGACAAGGTAATATTTTAAATATACCTTCTATGAAAGGCGATATTTCTAAGATAGCAGAGTTAAAAAATGCTGCAACCTACTACGGAGAACCAGACGGCGAGGCTATATTTTTCCCAGGACTAAACCGTGTTACTGACGAAGAGTATGAAGAACAAAGGCAAAGAATGCGTGAAGGGCTAATTCCCAATCTTAATGACATGGGGTCTGTCTATGATGCCAAACAAACTATTAAGAAATATGGAGCACAAGACTAATGAGCGATCAAGAATTTTTTATTAATGCAAGAATTGACAATCCAACAGATATACTTCAACAGTTTAAGGAAGAAGATCCATTTAATAAATCTTGGAATGAATTAAAAAACTTAGTTGGTTTAGATAATAACTTTAAGCGTAGGGCAGGCAGACTTGCAGAAAAAGCAGTTGCTCCAGAAAATATGACAGGGTACTTGAACAATGCTAAAGCACAACCAACAGGTATAGACGGAGCACAATCAAAAGAGATCAATCCTGGTTCTGTATATAGAAATGCTTATGGTTTGTTTGATGTTATTACTCCACCATGGAATCTTTATGAATTAGCAAATTATTACGATACCTCATTTGCTAACCATGCTGCTATTGATGCAAAGGTAGAAAATATTGTTGGTTTGGGTTATGACTTTGAGGTGTCGCCATCTACAATGCTTCGTCTTGAGTCTAATCAAGATAAAGAGCAAGTAGGAAGAGCAAGAAACAGAATTGAAAGAGCAAAAATTGAAATGCATAATTGGCTTGAATCGTTAAATGATAATGATTCATTCACAACAACAATGGTTAAAATTTATACAGATATGCAGGCAACAGGAAATGGATATCTTGAAGTTGGTAGAACAATTCGTGGTGAGATTGGTTATGTAGGTCATATACCAGCGACTACAATGCGTGTGCGTCGTCTGCGTGATGGTTATGTTCAAATCATTGGACAAAAGGTTGTTTACTTCCGTAACTTTGGGGCAAAAAATCCTAATCCAATAACTGCTGATTCAAGACCAAATGAGATTATTCATTTTAAACAATACTCACCATTAAATACATTTTATGGTGTACCAGATGTTTTATCTGCAATAAACTCGCTACACGGTGATCAACTAGCATCACAATATAACATTGATTATTTTAGTAATAAGGCAGTTCCTCGATATGTTGTTACTCTTAAAGGTGCAAGGCTTTCTGGAGATGCCGAAGATAAGATGTTTAGATTCTTGCAAACCAATCTAAAAGGTCAATCGCATAGAACTTTGTATATCCCACTTCCTGGAGACACAGACACCAATAAGGTTGAGTTTAGCATGCAGCCAATAGAAAATGGCGTTCAGGAAGGCTCATTTGAAAAGTATCGTAAACAAAATCGTGATGATATTTTAGTTGCACACCAAGTTCCTTTGTCAAAGATTGGTGGAGGAGAATCTGGCGGTATAGCAGCAGCACTTGCACAGGATCGAACCTTTAAAGAACAGGTGGCAAGACCTGCACAGAGAGAACTTGAAAAAACATTAAATAGAATTATTAGAGAAAAGACTGATATTTTAGTGCTTAAGTTTAATGAGTTAACCTTAACTGATGAAAACGTACAGTCTCAAATACTTGAAAGATATGTAAAAAATCAAGTTATGCTTCCAAATGAGGCAAGAAATATTCTTGGACTTCCACAACGGGAAGGAGGAGATGAGCCTTTCCAGCCAAAACCACAGGATACCGCAACCAGAGCACGGGATGCAGAAAGAGTGAATAATCAGTCTGACAGTACCGCAACAGTTGCTGGTAGAAACCCAAAAGGTGAAGGTAGGGCAACCGAGTAGTATACACAGGTTTTTCCACAGGATATTAACATTTGTGTAAAAAGGGCCATATAATATATTCTAGTATGACTATATCTAAAGCGCATTGGGACACCAATGGCGACTCAGTAAGACTTTCCCTTCCATTTGCGAAGGTTGATAAGGAGAGACGTATCGTCTCAGGTTTTGCATCCCTTGATAACTTAGATAAGCAAGGTGATATTGTAACAGCAGAAGCATCAATGAAAGCATT